GTATACGAGGAAGGCGTGGTCATCTGCTACGGCCCTGGTGGCAACGGCAAGTCCACGCTGTTCGAAATCTGGAAGAGCGTGATGGGCAGCTACGCGCTGACCGTGCGTAACGAGTTGATCATGGGCAGCAAGAATGGCAATGAGGTGTCCGGTCAATCCCAGCTGCGCAAGATGAGGCTTGTCATTACAGGAGAGCTTGAGGCCGGGCAGGCGATGAGCAACAGCATGGTCAAGCGGGTCACCAGCCGGGATGATATCCAGGCGGATATCAAGTTCTACGAGCCTGTGACCTTCACGCCCACGCACACGCTGGTGCTCCACACGAACCACCTGCCGAACCTGAAGAGCGTGGATGACGGCATCAGACGCCGACTCGCTATCGTGCCGATCCTCGCCAAGATAAAGCCCGAAGAGAAAGTCGCCGACTTCGCCGGAGAACTGCTCAAGACTGAGGCCGGTGCGGTGCTCGCCTGGATGATCGACGGCGCGAAAACCTTCTATAAGAACAACATGATGATCGAAAAGCCGGAAGCCGTGCGCAAGATGAGCGAGGAGTACATGAAGGAAGCCGACGTGCTGGGACTGTTCATCGCAGAAACCTGCGACGTGGGCGGAAACCTGTCCGAGAATCAAGCCACGCTCTGCCGTGCCTATGCGGACTGGATGGCCGGAAACGATCTCAAGCCGTTGAGTAAGATCACATTCCTGCGTGTGCTGCGGGAACGGGGATTTGAGCAGAAAAGAACGATGAAAGACAGACTCGTGCTCGGACTGAAGCTGAAAAGCGAGTTCGACGAAGAACTCTGATCTCGCAATCCGGCCCTGATGACGGATTATGACGCATTTTTCCTGAAGGTGCTTCAACACTCCTGCGAATTATTGCTATGACGGATTATGACGCATTTTTCCAGAAGGTTCTGCGGCAGAAATGACGGAATGACGGATTATGACGCATTTTTCAGAACGTTCTTCAACTGAAACTATAGAAAGGCATGACGGAATGACGGCTTATGACGGTTTTTTCCATTAAATATAAAAGTTTAAAAAAATTTATAAAGCCCTATAGGGAACTTTGGGAAAAACACGTCATATAGCGTCATTCCGTCATAGAGCCCAGAAACCCCAAATCGCCCGAATCACACAGGTATGTAAGACGGTGTGGAGGCGTGTAAGGGCGCGGGGGACGGGATAAGGCAGAAAGGAGGGAGGCCATTTTGCTTGAGAGCAGAGTGGAAGAGTGGCTGAAAGGCCAAACGGAAAAACACGGCGGAATGTATCTGAAGTTTGTGAGCCCCGGAAACATCGGTGTGCCGGACCGAATCATTCTGTACCAGGGCCGGACCTACTTCGTGGAGCTGAAGCAGGACCACGGCGTGCTGTCTGAAATCCAGAAGGCACAGATCAGACGGATGCTTCAGTGCGGTGCGCACGTCAGCGTCGTCTACGGTAAGCACGGCGCGGAGGAACTGGCGAAGCGGCTCTTCGGTGTCAAAATACCAGAGCGCGAGCCCAAGACGACAGACGGTCTCGGTATCGAGGAATGGAGGTGAGGCCAGTGAACTACCAGCCACATGAGTACCAGCGGTACGCCCAGGAGCGCATAGAGCAGCAGGACGCTGTTGGACTGTTGCTGGAGATGTAGCCTGGGATTAGGTAAGACCGTAATCACCTTGTCCGCCATCCAGTCCTTGATGTACGACACCTACGAGGTCAATAAGGTCCTGGTTATCGCCCCGTTGCGCGTCGCACAGACAGTCTGGGACGCTGAAGCGGCAAAATGGGAGCACACCAGACACCTGCGGTTCTCAAAGGTGCTTGGAACGGTCCAGGAACGCGTTTTAGCCCTGTCTAAGGATGCTGACGTGTATTTGGTCAACCGCGAGAACGTGCCGTGGATTTGCGGCTTCTACGCCAAGGAAAGGGCATGGCCGTTCGACATGGTGGTGATCGATGAACTTTCCAGCTTTAAGAGCCGGAATGCCCAGCGGTTTAAAGCGCTTCGGAAGGTCAGGCCCATGATCAAGCGCATCGTAGGACTGACCGGCACACCGGCACCCAACGGACTGCTGGACCTGTGGCCGCAGATGTACCTTCTCGATCAGGGGCAAGCACTGTACCGGACGCTGACACAGTATCGGGATGAGTTCTTCACCCCCGGCAAACGAAACGGCCAGATTGTGTATGAATGGCGGCTGAAGCCCGGAGCAGAGGAGAGGATTTACCAGCGGCTGTCCGGTCTTGTGGTCAGCATGAAATCCCAGGATTACCTGCGGATGCCGGAGCGCATTGACAACGTCATCCGTGTGAAAATCCCACAGGAGGCGAAGGAGCAGTATGACCGGATGGAGCGGGATCTTGTCCTGCCGCTGAAAGACGAGACGATCACGGCCACGTCCGCTGCGGTGGTTTGCAATAAACTGCTTCAGATGGCCGGCGGGTCTATCTATGATGCGGATGGAAAAGCCCACGAGCTCCATCGTGCGAAACTGGATGCCATGCAGGACATCGTTGAGGCGGCGAACGGAAATCCCATACTGTGCTATTACGCCTATAAGCATGAGCGTGACCGGCTGATGGAGGAATTCCCACAGGCACGGGAACTGAAAAGACCAGAGGATGTAGCGGCCTGGAATGCGGGTAAGATTCCCATCCTGCTGTGTCATCCCGACAGCGCGGGACACGGACTCAATTTGCAGGCGGGCGGCCATGTGCTTGTGTGGTATGGGCTGACCTGGAGCCTTGAAAAATACCAGCAGGCGAATGCGAGGCTGCACAGGCAGGGCCAGAAGGAAGCGGTGGTGATCCACCATATCGTAGCGGAAGGCACCATGGATGAGCGCGTTCTTGCCGTTTTGAAGTCAAAAGACCAGAGACAGGACGCACTCATGGAAGCGGTGAAAGCTAGAATTAAGGAGTTGAGTAAAGATGAGCGAAGTTAAGAATCCCAGCCTAGAGGCAGGGGAAGTTGAAAACCCCAGCCCTAAGGCAGGGGAGGTTGAAAAGCCCAGCCCTAAGGCAAGGAAAAAGCCCAGGCAAAAGGTAAACTATGGCAAACATAAGCCGCCGGATGCCACAGTGGAGTTTCGGTTTTCCACGGAGGAGGAACTGCGAAACAAGCCAGCGGTGCCGCAGCTTATCGGCCTTAAGGAGATTGTTGACAGCCCCACGGCACGGAGCGTGATCGGGGAGGCAATCCTTGCCGGACGGAAAGCTATACGGATGAGGCCGGTGACGAGCAATGAAGAATTCTTGAAACGGATTGATGACTACTTTGAGATGGCCCAGGGGCGGAGCCTGCCGCCCACGGTCGAAGAGATGTCGCTTTATTGCGGTTATACGTCGGCAACGTTTCGAGATTGGGCGGCGGGCAGGCGGAAAGGCTTTGATGATGAGCCTGAGCCTGGTATGACCACCGCCGCGATCGCCAAAAAGGCCATCGAAATGATGCATAATGTTGACGCTGTAATGGCTGAAACGGTGATGAAAAACCCGGCGGCGTACATTTTCCGCAGCAAGAACTATTATGGCATGGCGGACCGGCAGGAGATCACCATAACGCCTGCCGAAAATTCCACGGCGCCGTTGTCGGCGGATGAGATTGCAAAACGCCTGCCGGATCCCGACGCGGATTATGACGTGGACTGAAAATCCCAGCTACAGGCAAATGACGAGCAAATGAAAAGCCCAGCTAGTAGGCAGGAAGGCTTGAAAATCCCAGACTGTAGGCAAATGACCGGCAAATGAAAACCCCAGCAGGACACAGAAAAGCCGCCTTGGAAATCCCAAGGCGGCGTTTCAATTTCCCAGCTATGAGGTGTCAGTCTTCAGTTTCGGGAATCTCTTTCCAGCCGATAGCCTCAAGTTCTTCGTCGGAGAGGTAATAGGCGTCATCCGCGTCGGTGTATTCGTCCGTTTCCGGGTCATACTTCACGATGTAACAGCAGCAGTTGTAGATCATGTAGTTCCAGTCTTCGATGTTCTTTGCTGACGGCTTTTCGCTCTTCCATCCCATCCATTCTCCTTCCATCCAGCCCTCATAGACATTCAGTGCCGCCGCTTTAGCGTCTTCAAAGGTCTCACAATCGTCACTATCAACCGCGTTGTCGGTGTCCCAGATCATCTTGTACGGTGCTCTCTTGATTGGTTCCGGCCTGCTGATTTCGAGGATCGCGTTTGCGACGTCGATGTAGGGGAAATCAAGCTCTCCGGGTTTATATGCGGCTTTGAGGTCATCGAGCAGACAGTCCGCCATTTTTCCGGCGTAGGTGTGTTCATCGCAGCCGTGGTCCTTCAGAATTTTCTGAGCATATTCGTGCAGCGTCATGGTAGTATCTCCTTTCAAAATCCCAGCCCGTAGGCTGTAGTGTTCAAAATCCCAGTGGTAGGCGGGGATCCCTTTCAAAATCCCAGCTTCAGTCGATTACAAAGTGTGTACCCTCCAGCAGCAGGACGGTGCCGCTGTCTGATTGGACGAGGAGTGTATGCCGTCCGGCATCGCGTATTGAAAATTCCAGGTAACCATGCAGCCGCTCAGAATTGGCTTGCTTGCGGGTCAGGTGGATGACGCCGAGGCTGTCAATGGTCCACCCTTTGCGGTCGCAGTAGGCTTGAAGTGTTCTGTCTGTCATTGCAAAGCTCCTTTCAAAATCCCAGCCCGTAGGCAGGACGGTTTTCAAAATCCCAGCCCGTAGGCAGGGCAGTTTTCAAAATCCCAGCCCGCAGGCTTTAGTCTTCCGCAAAGCCTGGTAGATGGGTCTTGCACCAGTTGATCGCTTGCTCATAATCTTTGATACTATGGTATCGGATTTCGCTGTGTTTCACACAAATGCGTTGTTCTTTGAAGCTGTATAACACTTCAAGCTTACCGGACTTTCCGCACGTTCCGATTTTTACGTATTTACTCATGGTAATATCTCCTTTCAAAATCCCAGCCCGTAGGCTGTAGTGTTCAAAATCCCAGCCCGTAGGCAGGACGGTTTTCAAAATCCCAGCTTACAGGCGGCTTTCGGCGTCCTGCTTCACGAGATAATTCCAGTGCGCGGCGTATGCTTCCGGCGTGATGTCATCAGGTATAAAATCCCAGCCTTCGGCGCGGAACTGCTCCAGGTCATATGCGGCGTCCTCCACTGTCATATAATCGTTGGGGGTGTAAAGACGGTGATTGTCAAACAGGGTTTCGACGAATTCGTAGATAGTCATTGCAAAGCTCCTTTCAAAATCCCAGTTTTGTGCGGGTATTGTTAACGAGTAGATACGCAGCAGACGGCCGCAGGACCGCAGCAGACGGAGCCCAGGACCGCAGCAGACGGAGCCCAGGACCGCAGCAGACGGCCGCAGGACC